ACGCAAAACATCTAATTGCCAAATACCCAACGCATTATATTGGTGTTACTAATGGAGCCGATACTCATAACTTAAATGTTACTTATATACATAGCCCACCTGATACACGAAACTAAAGTTGGTCTAGCGTCTTAAGACTGCTAGCAGGCATTGACCACACTTTCCTAGCTTCTACGCCTTTCATCTGGGCAAACTTCTTAGCATCACAAGTACCGCATACATGGTACACATTGTTAGTTAATCGCTTAGGATCCATTCGACCCTTATCGCGTGTAAACACTTCTTGACAACAGTCACATCTAAAAACCAATACTTGCTTTTCACGAACATAGGTATGCGTAATACCGCGGTTGCTGGTTCGTACATAATGGTTTTTTCGTAGTTCTGTTCTGATATACATAACTGTATTTACATTAAGGTTATAAAATCCTAAGCTAAATATTAGAACAAGGGCTAATATGATCACTATTTCTGAGTCAGCAAAAGAAAAAATCAAGGATATTTTGATAGAAGAAAATAATCCTAAAATAGCACTACGTACATTTGTACAAGGTGGCGGGTGCTCTGGGTTTAGTTATGGCTTTACCCTCGATGAAGAAATGAATGAAGATGACTTTGAAATTCCGTTAGAGGGATTTAGAGTACTAGTAGATTCAATGAGTATGACCTATCTTGCAGGCGCTGAGATAGATTATAAAGAAGAGTTAATGGGCAGTAGTTTTACTATAAAGAATCCAAACGCAACACATACATGCGGCTGCGGTAGCAGTTTCGGAGTTTAATAAATGACACAACAAGTAATCAATACAGGTATACAAGGTAACGACGGTACAGGCGATAGTATTCGTCAATCGTTTAATAAAGTTAATGCTAACTTTAGCGAGCTTTATGCGATTTTCGGCCTTGGAGGTAAATTAGGATTCAGCGGACTTAGTGACGGTACTACATATACTACTAATCAAATTATCACTAGTAATGCAACTGGAACTGCCTTAACTGCAAGAACTCTTACTAATAGTGACGGAAACATCACTATTACATTTTCCAATAACAACATTGATCTTAAAACTACAGCATCTCGATTAGTTAATGATCCTAGTCCTACTCTAAATCAAAACATTAATGCAGTTTCTCTATATACAATTGGTAACTTACAAGATCCTAGTCCCTCTCTAGTTACAGCATTTAATAATTTTTATTCTGGTGCTCCTACAACATTAGGAAGAATGCCGGTTACTGTAAACTACGGTGTTGCTAATTTTATCGCGGCAACTGGTAATAATTTTACCAATGTTGGACAAACTACTACAGCTAAGGTTGCAGGAACTTATTCAGTATCGGCCGCTATCAAATCTCGAAGCCAGCCATTGATTCCTACTAGTGCTGTTACAGCTGGATCTTTTAGTGTAGGTTATACTTATACGATTGTAACACTAGGTTCTACTGATTTTACCTTAATTGGTGCGGCCACTAATACTGTCGGATTGACATTTACCGCTACTGGTGTTGGTTCGGGTACAGGAACTGCTATAGATGCAGATTATAATTCTAGCTTAACTAGCAATTATCTAAGTACCGAAGTAATGCAACGTAAGGATACTGTATATCGCGGCGGCGATACAATGACTGGTGCGCTAACTCTTAGCGATCATCCAAGTCCACTTTCGGGATATGGTACTCCTAAATCTAGTTCAGATCTTCAGGCCGCTAGCAAATTCTATGTTGATAATAGTACTTTTTACAGTAGTATTAATCTGTATGTGTCAACAACAGGAGATGATACTCAAGCGTTGACTCCCCCAGGACGTTACGGTCGTGCATGGCAATATGCTTACAAATCTGTCGCGGCAGCTTGTTTGCAAGCTGATAGTTTAATATCTCTAAGCCAATTGGAACCTGGACCATATCGTCAAACAATTACTTATACACAAAATGCTATACAAACACAATCAACTATCTATTCAGTTGGGCTAGGTACTAGTGGTAACAATACCAATCCTGTTTATGTTCAAGCAGAAAATATATTAGAACTTAACAAAACATTTATTCAAACAGAAACTATTGCCTATATCAATCAAAAGTATGTGGCACAGTTTAGCAATACTGGATTCTATAATATACTTTTCAATATGGCCCAAGGCATCGGTTACGATGTTATCTTAGGTTCAAACTATAACAGTATAACTAACGCCACTAGTTTGTTTAATCAATCATCAATTAATCAAAATATTGTAACTAATCAGTTGGCGCAGGTTAAGGATGCTATTAACCAGATTCAAACTCAGATAGCCACTTATTCATATAGCACTACTTTATTAACACAGTATGTTAATCAAATTATTTCTGCATTAGAATATGACTTATTGTTAGGTTCAAATTTCCAAACTACTATAGCTGGATTGAATTTTGCACACTATGGTATTGGCATTACTGCCGCTGAAATGAACTATGAATTATCGCAATTACAAGCAACGATACTATCGACTATAGGATCAAATGCTGGACAGACTGCTATAATAAGTCCGTACATTACGAACCTACAGAACATCATTTCAACAGGTACTGCATCAACACCGACTTATCCTTCTGTTAGCTCAACTACCACTGAACAAACTAATGCCAAGTCATTGTTATTGAACAACGTAGCATTTATACAAGCAGAAATAGTAGCGTATCTAACTAGTAAATATCCATCATTAAACTATAGCAAGACCACTTGCCAACGAGATGTTAAATTTATTGTCTGGTCTTTAGTTTACGATTTAATGTATGGAGGCAACAGTCAAAGCATTTATGCTGGCTTACAGTATTGGGCCGCTAGCTATAACATCAATACATTCCAAGATCAAGAAAAATCGGCTACTATAGATGCTGTAATTTATCTAAAGACTCTAGTACAAAATGTAATTACTAACACTGCGTTAGGAACTGGAACTACGGTATTATATCAAACTACAGTTCCTCAGTATATTAATCAAACACTAAATCAAGTGGTACTAGGTGATACGCTTTCTAACTCAATCATTGCTAATATCACAACTATACAAAGCATTATTAGTAGTAGTACAGAAGCAATCGCCGCTACAACCTATTCGCAAGTAACTCCCACTACTCCAACTACTGGAACCATATATGGTTATGTACAACTGTTTAACATAACTGCATGGAGCCTTGCGGCTAGTTCAAATATTAATAGCAAATATGCTATCATCAATAATTCGTCATTGACTGCTAGTGTGAATACTCTATTCGGTACTATAAATCAAATATTAACATATGGACCTACTGTTAATTCTACTACACAAACAGGTACTTCTACAATAACACTAACCGGTACTAGCACTACTGCATTCTCAACCTATAATGTCTACAATCTATATGTAGGACAACCTATTACTTTTAATACTAACTGGAGTGGTAGTGTAAACGTTGCCGGTGCGGCTGCTTCGACTTACTACATATTAGCTATCGACTCTGTGGCTAATACATTTACTATTAGCCAAACATATGGTCCGGGTGCCGCACCGTTATCATTGATTGCTACATCCGGTACGGGAACAGCTACGATATACAATCGTCCTAAGCCTACTATGCCTACGGTCAACTATTCGACCTATGGCTTGGCCGCCGCAGGTATCTTGGCTAACTTGCAATTCTTAGCAGAAGATGCGTACTTATATGTAACTAATAATCATCCTGGATTTGTTCCGGCCGAGGGTGTTACACAGTTTAAACAGAGCGTTATCTATTTGTGTGAAGCTATCGCTTATGATATATCTGCTACTACTGCATCTGTGGCCAGCAACGTGGCTACAGCTAATGCTTCTAATCAGATTCTACTTAACTTTGCTAGCGGCGGAACTGAGCAAGGCTATTGGTATGGTGGTACTAATACCGTTGTCGGACGTTTGATAACCACAGTAGTCTTTGCCGCAACTAGTAACACAATATCCCCACAGTCTGGAGCGACTCTAGCACAAACATTCAGCAGTGCAATAAATCCGTTTGATACACCAAACGCACTTGCCACTGGCGCTATTAATACATTGTTTACCGGTACTGTTGAAGCAATCATCGGTAGCAATACTGCACTAGTACCAGTATATCCAAACCTATCCGGATACTTGATTACTAACGCTCAGTTGTATGCCGCTACTCAAACACTACTAGGTCAAGCATCTGCTATCGCAGGTAACATCCTAGTCTATATGACTAATAAGTATCTAGGTGGATTTAGTTATAATCAATCAACTTGTTTTAGAGACGTTGGTCTGATTATCGATGCAATGGCTATTGACCTATGGACAGGTGGCACTTACCAAAGTATTAATGCAGGTAAGTCTTATTTCAAGAATACATCTGCAAGTACTATAGCAATAGGAACACAGTATACTGAAACATATGATGCTCTAGTGTTTGCAGAAAACCTAGCTATCCAGGTATTAAATCAAGTAAATGCTTTGAGATATCAAACACAACAAGCACAATACTTTAGTAACAGCTTATTGTTAGCTTCGGGAGCAACTAATACATTCCGAACCAATTATACAACCATGCTAGGCATAGTCCAGAATGGTGTTGGTTCTGCACCGACTCCGACTTATGGTACAGGACTCTGGACTATACAGTTTGCTAACGGCGGTCGTGGATATGTTGACCAAGGAAGTCCAGGTGATGTTCATATACTTCCAGGTAACATCCTAATTGGTAATACTAGTGGAGCACAAGGTATTATTATCAGTTATATCCAAGGAACAACATCTCAATACGATACTATTACCTTGCAGTTAACACAACCTGGTTTCTTTACTACCGGCGAAACAATAGATTTCGGTGCTACTACAAGTAATTTACAAATAGCTATTAATGTTGAAAGTGGTATTTACTACGAAGATTTTCCTATTAAGCTACCAGCTAACTGTACTATCCAAGGTGATGATTTCCGTCGTACAATTATTCGTCCGTTGAATCGTACTAGCCAAAGTGCTTGGATTAATACATTCTTCTATCGTGATGTAGTCGTTGATACTTTACTAACTGGTCAAATTAATTTCCCTAGTTTAAACAGAGGAGGTATTGATTATGCCGCATCAGCTAATACTACATTAACTATTAGTGCTACTAGTGGTTCTATTACAGGAACACTAGGATCAGGAACTGCTCCTAACACATGGGTTGGCTTAATTTTAACAGATGCTATCGCAACATTTACCGGTTATATAAACGGTAATGTATTAACAATCTCATCAGTAACTACAGGAACTGTCATTGGTGCAAACACTGGTTATACCAGTACACCTAGTGCTCCTAACTTTGTAGGGCAGGCGATTAGTGGTAGCGGTATTCCGGCAGGAACTTATGTTGTTGGAACTCAAGCAGGTGGCACAACAGTAGCCAGTGGCGCTAGTTCAACGTGGATCATTAATAGTTCTCTAATAGTAGGAACTAGTAGCAATCCAATTAATATCATTTCGTTCACTGGTCTCGCTACAATTACTAGTGTTAGTGGTAACGTGTTCTTTGCTAATGTACTACAAGGCTATCCATTTAACTCAGCAGATGCGAGCCCTGCAGTTCTTTCATCAGGTAATTGGCATATTTACGGTGCCCTACCTTACGGATACCATTACCTAACTGATCCGCAAAATCCGTATTCAACTCCGTTGAATAACAAACTAATTGACATGTTCTTAGTAAACGACGCTACTCGTATTCGATTAATAACAGGTCAGGGTCACGGCGGATTCATGATGGTACTCGATCCTAGTGGACAAATCAAGGCTAAGAGCCCCTACGCACAAGAAAGTGGTTGTTTTGCTGGAAGTATTAATGCTCCTCGATTTGCTGGTGGACAATTCATCGATGGATTTACAGGTCGACTAGTAGGAAATATAACCGCAGTTAATGCTATCAACGGTGTGTCCGGATTAGGTATTACTGTTACTGGCTCAGCAAATTCGGGACTTGATGTCCGAGCTCCACAAGTTCCTTGTTCATTCTATGTACAAGGTAATCGATATCAAGTTAATCAAATATTAAATTATAATCAGGCAGTGCCACAAGTTAGTGCTAGCTATGTTTCGGGTGGTGCTAGTGGTGCTACTACTATTACACTTAGCTCGTATACTGGAATTACTAGTGGTATGTTAGTAACTGGTAACGGAGTTCCGGCGTATACGTATGTTAGTCCGCTATGGAGTGGCTCATCATCTACTATACTACTAACCACTGCGTTAAATGCGCAGGCTGCAGGATCTTATACATTCTCATTACCACAAGTTGTATTAGTTCTTGATGCGTCAACTCCATATGATCCTCTAGGCAGTAGTGTTTTTAACGGAAATTATAATGGTGTCAAAGCAACATTAAGTTCGATCATTGATGCTGTTAGCTATGACCTAGCACTAGGTACTAATTACCAAAGCACTAAGATGGGATTGACTCTGCTTGCACCGCAAAATTATCCTACAGGATTAGCATTGTCATTGACTAGTCAAGCCGCAAATTATATCGGCACTTTAGTTTCTAATCTTAGCAGTCCATCAGTTACTAATGTATCTGCAATTAAAACTAATCTTGCCACAGTTACTAATATATTAAACTATGGTCTAAGTTATGTTCCAACTATTAATTGGCCAACTACAACTAGTACCTATACCACAACTAATCAAATAGCTGTTAAAAATATTCTGCAAGCTAACAAGGCATTTATACAACAAGAAATTACTTCTTGGATCGCTTACTATTTTAATATCAGTGCTAATTCTGCTTACAGTGCTATCAAGAGTCAAAGAGATTTAGGATATGTCATTGATGCGCTTACTTACGATATAGTCTATAATAATATCGGTAATAACAGCAATAGTATGACTTATGACATAGCCCAGACTTATTATGGCAGTGGTGCAAGTCAATTACAACTTACTATTGGTAGTACCACAGTAAGTGTCCAGGCAATATGTCTCGCATCATATGTAAGGCTTAATACTATATTACAGTCGATTATTATTAACCAAGCTATTACTCCTACAAACGGTAATAACTTAACACAGGACAGAACTAGCTATCCGTATACACCAAGCGGGTCACCGTCGCCTGAACAGACTAGACTTGCTGGATTAATTAGTTACTTGATCGACTATGTTTCCGATGGATCATTTAACTGGTCAGCACAGGCAACATTAACATCAGGTAGTCAGTATCTATATAATGTATCTTGGATCCCTGGACTAAGCGTAAGTCCAACAACTACAATAACAGGCGTTGGAATTACTTCGAGTCCGGCTACTACTATTACTGCACTAAACGGACCTGCTATTAGTATTACCAGTGCTACTGCTACTAGCAATATTGCTACATTAAATTATGCTGTTCAATCAACTGTACCATTTACTGTAGGTTCTACTTTAACTGTGTCTAGCGTAAGCGTGGCAACATACAATGGTACATATACTGTATTATCGGCTAGCACAACACAAGTAACCTACCAACTAGCATCAACTCCATCTAGCGGTACTGGCGGTTCGGCTGTAGCAAACTACACACCTAATATAGGTGGTCCTATCACTATCAGTCAAGTTGCAACAGCTAGTTCTCCAAGCACTAACGGTAATAACCTTGATGGCACTACTGTAACATTTACTGGTGGTAATTTATCATCAACTAATCCATTAGGAAGATATACACCTACTGTTAGTTCAACAGATTTTACTACTATAACAAATGCCAAAACTAGTATGCTAGGAACATACAGTTCTGTAGTGTTTAGTGGTTACATTAGCGGTTACACACTATACGTAACTAGTGTAACTAGTGGTGGTCCTATTACTGCCGGCATGACTATATCAGGCCTAGGTATCCTAACCGGTACTACTATTACAGCAAACAATACAGGAAGCGGATCATCGGGTGCTAGTACCTGGACTGTTAGTCTTTCACAGATAGTAGGCTTATCTTCTAGCACAATTTCTATCGCAGGATCATCAGCTACAGGATTATTAAATTATATTAATCAGGGCGGTTCATTAAACATACCGATAGAAATGGGCGGTAATCGTTCAATGTTAGCCAACGACTATACACAGGTTAATGATTTAGGGTTCGGAGTACTAGCTACTAACAACGGTTTAACTGAACAAGTTTCGACCTTTACTTACTATAATCATACTGCTTATTGGGCATTGAATGGTGCGCAGATTCGTTCTGTAGCAGGGTCTAACTCAAATGGTGACTATGGTCTTCGTGCTACAGGATATGATCTTACATCATTACCAAATTCTGTAACACTAGCTAATAATCAAATTCAAACTGCTAGAATTTATAAAGAAGCTACTACTGCCGGATATATGACTCCGACTGCAACTACAGCGGCGTTAAGTGTTTGGATTATCGGATATCAATACACACCGTTTAATAATTCCGAGCTTGAGATTGATCACAGTCTTGCTGGTGGCGGAATTACTAGATATAGTATCTCTAGTGTACAACATGCCGGTATTAGTATTAACGGTCAAGATGTACTACAATTATCTTTCAGCACAGCAGGATCGGGAGGTACAAGTAGTAGTGGATTGCAGTATGCAACTTATGATGGTCAGTTAGTTACTATCAGAGTATTACAAAATCAAAAGGTCTACAATGTAGCTACAGTACATCCAACTCGACCAAGCACTAGTTTCCAATATTCAAACAATCTAGCTAGTGTTTATAGAATTATTACTTATAACTTAGCTGAGTCTACAGGTGAAACTCTAACACAATACAGTACCCTTGGCGGTCCTGGATCTGCTAGTGCTACGTTTGTCAGTCCTACTTCTAATGCAACTAGTACTGCTGTTATAGTAGTGTCCCTTGCATCGGGAACTATTACTGTCGGGCAAGTAGTAACCGGCGTGGGATTCTCAGGAACTAGTTCAGTGTATAGTGTGTCTTTCCTAAGCGGAACAAACTATGCTGTAACATTGACTGCAACTCCTACTGCACAACCTACTGTTGGATCTGTGATTACATTCCAAACTGTAACACAAACAACTTCAATCATTCAAACTGATTCTTCTTTCAATTACTATCAATTAGCTACTGACCCATTAAGCATTACTAACCCAGATCCAACAGCATATACTACTGGTTATGCTACTGCTACAGTCTATAGTGGAACTACATCAAGTGCAACACTAGTAGTAAGCAGTGTGTCAGGAACCATTACTGCAGGTATGTTTGTAGGTGGTCTAGGTTTTAGTGCATCAGGTCTTTATGTAGGTAGTATCAGCGGACCAGATGGTAGCAGTAGATATACTATTACTCTAGCAAATAACTTTGGTACTAATCCATATCCTAAAATCACACCATCAGGAAATGTTTACTTTGCTGTAAAGACTCAAGGTTCATTAGTTGGTGACAATAAGATTGCTATTACTCCGTTGTCACAATCAACTGTAATATCTCAGCTCAATACAGGAACATACATTACATCGTGGAATGGTCGCATTCATAGAATTATTAGTTACACTCCGGCTGTAGTTACCGCTAGTGCTACGTATACAAGTGGAGGTACTTCAGGAACTCCTGGATTAACTGTCAGCAATATCGGTGGAACTATTTTACCTGGAATGATTTTACAAGGTGGCGGGTTTGACGGTAAGGGAATTACTGTTCAATCAATAAATCCAACATCCGGAGTTATTACGCTAAGTGCTACTACTTCAGGGATAACTGCTGGAGAAACTATAATATTCGGAACTGCTGTACAAGCCTATGTTACGCTTGATCCAAATTCATTATATAATCTAGCTGGCACTAATGCCGCGCCTAGCGCATTAACATTTTATAGTGCTCAGTATTCAGTTAATAGTACTGCTTATGAGTATATAACTTACAATGTACCAAATACACAAACAAGTGTTAATGCAACTCCAGTTCTACCGCCGGTAGACAGTTATGTTACAATTAGCGGACAGGCTAATTCTGGGTACAATGGAACATATCAAATAGTTGGTAGCACTAATCAAACTACTATTACTGTATCTACTACTACTAATCTACAAGTAGGTATGATTTTATCTAGTAGTTCAAGCTATGCGATAATACCAGCTAATTGTATAGTACAATCAGTTTCTAAGGATGGTGTTACATTTACAGTAAGTCCTGCAGTATGGTTGCCAAGTGGGGCAAGCATCAGTGCAACATTCCCTCTAACTGTTACAGGTATTACGGTAAACGTTTCCGGTAATAGCGGATATACTACTGCACCGGCACTAACATTTAACAATGGTGTTGGCTTTACTGGTATATCAGCTCAAGCGATAGCAAATATCGATTCAGTTACTGGAACTATTACCAGCGTTACTGTAACTAGCGGAGGATATGGATACGCATCGGCTCCGACTATTTCACCTAGTTATGGTAGTGCAACATTTAATGTTACAATGTCTAGTGCTACAGTTTATACTGCAACTGTGATTAGCTATACTAATTCAACTCAAGTGACTGTAGGTTATCCAAAAGCTGTAACAGAACTTACAAGTACTACCTACGGACAAGTGTCCGGAGTAGCATTTACTAATAATCTAATCACTATATCCGATACATCATCTTTAAAAGTTGGTAATCAGATCTTATTCACACTACCTACTGCTACTAGTTCTCAACTAGGTAATATTGTAGCCGGTGTTCCTGCTACTGCCGCTACTGCCGCTACCGTTGGCACTACTTATTATATTGCTAGTATCTATAGTGCTACACAATTTACTATCAGCGCAACACAAAATGGTAGTACATTTGTTCCAGTAGCCAGTGGTACAGCCAGTGGTACACTAAACTGGATAGCTACTAACTTTACATTTGGCACACAGTATGCTATTAGTGCCGCTAGTGTTTCAGGTTCTGGATCTAATACCTACAGTGTAACATTTACTGTGGCTACTATGAACGTAGTCAACGGATCATACTATCGTGTCTACGGTAGCACTAATCCGCTATTCAACGGAACATGGCCATGCACTAGTACTACAGCTAACAACGTGACTAGCATCATCCTAACCTATCCAAGCAACCCTGGATCGTTCACCGGATCGGCCTACTTAGCAGTTGAAGCAACAACTAGTGCTAGTTCAACACTCGGTATTGGCAAACCGTTTAGCACAGCTACTACCGCATTGAAGATAGGTTATCCAGCTACATCAACTGGACAGATTATTGTTAATATTAGTACAACTCGTGCTACGGGGCATGACTTCTTATTAATTGGCACTGGCGGCTATAACACCAGTAACTATCCAAATACAATTTTTGGTCCTCCGGCTATTTCATCTAATTCAAGTAATCAGATAGTTGAGGAAACAGTTGGTCGTGTATTCTATGTAACTACTGACGAGAATGGTATATTCCGTGTTGGTAAGTATTTTACCGTTGACCAAGGTACTGGTACTGTAACATTTAGTGCGTCAATCGCCCTAAGCAACTTGAGTGGATTAGGATTTAAGACTGGTGTCACTATTACACAGTTCTCGAACGATTCTTCAATGAGTGCCAACTCCGACTTCGTTGTTCCAACACAAACAGCGGTAATTGGTTATATTAATGATCGACTAGGGTTAACAAATACTGGTGCGGCAACAACATCTAGTAATTTGATTGGTCCTGGTTTCTTAGCATTGAACGGTTCGCTGGCTATGAAAGCACAGCTGAACATGGGTAATAGTACTATTATTAATCTCGGCAGTCCACAAAATGGATCAGATGCCGCTACTAAATCCTATGTTGATGCTAGCTCATATCTAGGCGGCTTAAAAGATGTAGGACTAACAGCTCCTGTATCAGGAAACGTATTAGTATATGATACTACTATTGGTACTGTAACTAGCACACAGCAGACTACAAACTACATTAGTGGATTTACAATAACTGCTGGTGTGTTTGCAAGTTTACAGCTTGGTGATACTATTACATTCTCCGGCACACCGTTCGGTGGACTACAAGCCCAGACTTATTTTATCACCGGTATTCCTGGAAATCCATCTGGTGTGCCTGCCGGCACTATTACAGTTAGCTCGACGCTTAACGGTACTAATGCTGTACTTCTTACAACTTCTGGTTCGATGACATTTACATCAAGTCGTTGGAGAAATATTACCATACCATTGTTATCAAGTAACGTAGTAAACGTTACAGCGGCTTCCGGTACCGGCAGTACTGCAACATTAACATATACTAGTGCAACTAATCCGTTTGTTGTAGGACAAACAATCGTAGTTAATGGAATGACTCCTACCGGTTATAACGGTATCTATCAAGTTACTGCTAATAGTTTTAACAGTGGCTCCGGTATTGGTAACGTAAGTTATGCTAATAGCACTACTGGGTTATCAACAGTTAATGGCCAGATTATTGGTAATACTACCAATTGGACTTATGAATCAGCTACAGCTACTCTAACTACTATGATTAATAGTAGTACTATTGTAGATAGTATGATTAACTCAGCGGCGGCAATACAACAAAGTAAACTATTGATGCAGTATGCAACCGCTAGCTATGATGGAACAACTCCAAGAACTGGATTTACCCAGAGCAACGTCGGTCTTGCAGAATTTAACAGTAAGGTGTTTACATCGACCTTTGGTTGGATTGATTTAAAAGATTCAAGTTCAAGCACTACTGGTATATTACCTGCTAAACTAACTTATCAAAATCAAGGTACTGTTATAGGTAACTTGGGATCAGTTGATGGATCAAGCTCAGGAGTGGCGAGCCCGTCTAATTCTGTTACATTTAATAACGTAGTTATATATGGTAACGCTATAACTAACGATAAGTTTGCAGTTTCAAATGTTGTAACTCCTGGTATTATGTATATCAGCAGTGCAACAGGGGGTAATGGTAGTGCTGGTTATAATGCCGGAACTCCAACTGGATTCCACACTAGCTATGGAACATTGACTTATAGTCAGACACATTCTACTACTACACCTACTATTCCGCAATCAGACAGCAATGGATATATTGATATCTCTGGATTAAAAATATATGGGTCTAATGCTATTACCTATAATAGTAGCGGTAGCACATCGTATAGTTATTATACTCCAAGCGGTCTTGCTTGGGCAACTGCTAGTGGTGTAAGCACAGGTACTATAACTATAGGTACTAGTTCAAACATTACATTAGGCAGTGGCGGTGGTGTAGATACTAGCGGTGGTAACTTATTTGTTAATAACATTGTAGCAGGCAGTGGATTTACAACTCGAACAGATCAATCTGCTAAATTCTGGGGACAATTTAGTCTCCAAGGTAGTTCGACACTGATCGCTACTTACTCAGCTGACTTGGCAGAATACTACGAAGGTGATGCAGAATACGAAGTCGGAACTGTAGTAGTATTCGGTGGCGATAAAGAAATTACCGTAACCGGTACTATTAATGATACTCGACTAGCCGGGGTTGTAAGCCATACAGAAAAAGCTGCCTTTATCATGTATGATGAATGCCCAGGATTGAAGAATCTTGTAGCACTAGCTGGACGTGTTCCATGTAAGGTAGTAGGTCGAGTTAAGAAAGGTGACATGCTAACAACTAGTGCAACACCTGGATATGCTGTTAAAGCGTTAAATCCGACACTAGGTGCTGTTATCGGTAAGGCGTTAGAAGATAAAGATTACGGTGAAGCCGGTATAATCGAAGTTGCTGTAGGGAGAAACTAATGACACAACAGACAATCAATCTAGGAACAGTAGCAAACGACGGTACGGGCGATCCATTGCGTACTGCGTTTCTAAAAATAAATGCCAATTTTACAGATGTATACAACCAGATGAGTTCGTTTTCAGTGTTTACTATCCCTAGCCAAGCTGGACAAAGCGGAGCAGTATTAACTACTAACGGTTCTACTCTAAGTTGGTCAACAACTACTAGTACAAAACCATTTGCGGTTGCAATGGCTGCGGCTTTGGGTTAACGGTAAATACTAAAAGAGAGCGCAGACAATGACTATTTCAACAATCAATATTGGATCATACGCAAATGACGGCACTGGCGATGATTTGCGTAGCGCCTTTACTAAGGTAAATGCTAATTTTGCTTCAATAAGTGCTAGTATAGGAATTACTAGTGCTACTAATCTAGGTAGTGGCACAGGCATTTACAAAGACATAAACACTACTACTCTAGAGTTTAAAACTCTAACTAGCACAGGAAACACTGTAACTCTAACCAGCACAGCCAACACAGTTAATCTAGAATCTAACACTAGACTATCTAACGATACTAGTCCGTCATTAGGTGCAAACTTAAATTTAGCTAACAACTACATTTATGGCGGAGATACACAAACTACAGTTTACGGATACGATCAAAGAATTAGTGATAACTTGTTGTCATTACTTCTTAATACTAATAATT